TAGCCGTTCTTCCTACTTACCGCTTTAGAATAAGCGTCATTATACACTGCTGTTGAATTGTCCGGTACTGGTGCTACCTCGTACTTTTTATCCGCATAATAAGGCTCATTTACTATTGCTGCTGCTATCCCTGCTCCTGCACTTATTAAACTTCCCCATCCTGCTGCTCCTAATGCCATGACACACCTATATGTTAGTTGTTAATCTTGTATATTGTCCTCTCCACCTTAAGTTAGTTATAGTTAGTGCTAAGTACCCATCTGTTGTTATTAGAATTTCAGCAAGGTCAACGTCTTTCATAAATGGATAGTTATAAACTCCTGTGAAAGGTTTTTTCTCACCTACTTTTGATTGCCCAATAAACTCACTAGAGAATAACATTCTATTAGCGTTGTAAAACGTTGATTCTACTTCTACACTTACTCCATAGGAATCGCTGACTTCTAGGAATACATTAGCTACTCGTATCCTTTCTTCGGTTTGTACTTTACCTTCTCTATTTCTTCTGTAAGGTCTGTAAGGTCTATACTTTGATTGTACTAACAAACCTATATGTACTTGTCCTCTTCCTACATTTTCTTCTAGTGTTAAACTGTGTGAAGCTTCATCATACGTGTACTCTACTTGGAATAATGGCAGGTCACAATCTGGTCCTCTAACCACTATATTATTAACGTCCCATCCGTATGATACAGGCAACTGTACTTTTGAGTAATTAACTGTGTCTATGTAATTCTCCAAATCTATGTAATTCTCCAAAGATGTGTAATTCTCCAAAGATGTGGACAACACTATTTTGTTGTCTAAGTATATTGTAGTATCACTTTCTGACAGTCTTTTGCTTTCTATGTACATAGCGTGTTTCCATAGTTTACTATCTAATAACGATACTATACTTAGTTTATTAAACTCTAAGTTTATATCCATTATTACAAGCCCTTCTGGAAATACCCATTTACTCCAAGATTTTTGTTTCTTTTCTCCTTTACTATCTGTGTACTGCTCATACACGAATAACTCATTTGCAGGAGTTCCGTCTGTTTGTACCACAAGCATTTCATTGGTTGAGTTTGCTACCATCTTTGTTATTCTTCCTAATAACAACCCTGCTACATGCTCTGTTATACTTACTCCTTTATCTTGATCTGTATCTTGTTCTTCTGTGTACTCTACTATTCCAGAACTTGCTCCTTCTCTAGTAGGAAAGAATACACTATTTCCCATTGCTACTGGTTTGGATAAAGTATCTACTTCTATAGATGTTGTTAAAGCTAGTGCTCCAGTCTCTGGACTTAACCTAGATTCTCCTGTTATTTTAAACTGTGCGTTAGCACCTGTTATTAACATGTCTTTATTGTGTGGCAGTAAGTGTTCTAATGTATCAATATTCACAGCGTTACTTGCTACACTCACAGGATCAGTTACTAATAATTTTATACTACTAGCTTTCCAGAAGTTAAATATATCATCTACTCTTGTTGTTACACAATTAGATCCTGTTAATACCAGTAATCTACTTTGCATGTACCCTAATCTTTTTATAGTGTTTCCTACAAACTTAGGTACTTTAACTGATGAATTGTTTCCTGTATCTCTATCTTCCCATCCTAACTCTGGTTGTCCTACTATTACATCTCCATCTCTAAAGAATACTGTGTAGGGCATTGTTTCTGCGTTAATTTCATATGGTTGATTAGGGTCTCTTGTTTCTGCCCATACAACTTCTTCCATTGGGTAGGGTCCTGGAGTTAAAGCTATTCTTGTTGCTCTTAAGAAATACGCTCCTTGTTCTGTGTTTGGGTCTGGGTTTACTTCAACCACTGTACCAACTACTCCATACATAGGTAATCCATCTGTTTTACTTGCTACATTATTAAATACGACTACAGATTCGCTTCCTTGTCCTGACTCTATTTCTATATCTAACCATTCATCTTCTTTACTTCGTACTCCTATACTAGAGCCTTTTACAAATACTTCCAAGTTCCATGCTACCTCGTCAGCTATCTTATCAGCTAGTGCTGTTGCTACTGCTGCTGTTGCTCTAGCTTTATCCGCTTCATCATAGTTAGTTAAGTCTACTCCAATGTTTGGTACAATATGTTCTATCGATCCTAACTCTACGCCTGCTCTAAATACTATAACCTTCACTACTTCTCCATAGTTTAGGGCTGTCAGTACATTAATATGACTTACTTTTAAGTAGTTACCTTCTGACTGATCTGTTTTGGCATTCATTCCCACCGTTACATTTCTGTTTAGAAAAATGTAGTATCATTAATTGTTACCATATCTAAGTCACTTTCTACACCAGCTGATATATACGGTGTGCACGATCCTACTGTGTTTTGTACAACATTATCCACCATACCTACTACTGATCCATCTTTACGCACTAATACTTCATGTTCTACACCATCTCGTGTGAATACATGTCTTGTTTCAGTACCATCCCCTGTTTCAGATAACACCCCTTCGTGCATCAATGGTGGTCGTCTATTTAATTTTTCTATAGGATCAGAACGAAAATTTTCTTGTACCCTTGCGTATCCATACAACACTGTACTACTAGGCATTGTACTAATCCCGTGTACAGGAGATGGGTATTCTCCACTTGCTCTCATATCATCTCCTTATATAAGGGTTTCGCCCACTACGTGCTCGCATTATCTGTGGTGTATTAAATACATTAATATTCTTTTCTTGTATGTCTTGTGCTTTTAATATTACTAATGTTCTTACTGCTTCTTCTTTTACTTCCTTTATTAATCCAGCATCCCCTATTGTTCCTAGAATATAATACCTAGCTCCTTGGAACATACACCATTGTTGCATTAGTTCTGGTATATCTTCCCAGTCTAACAATCTTGTTGCTTTTAATACGTTTACGTTACTATGTATTAAATACGTTTGGTTTTGTATATCATACACAAAGTTTCCTCTTGCTACATACTCTCTTGACTCAAATATAATTTTTTTAAGTTGTGGGCTAATAGGTACTTTCCCTAAAGAGTCTGTTTGCAAAGTTAAGTCGTAATCTACATTAAACCACCAGTCTAGTAACTGCTCTCTATCTACTGAACTGTTTATAAATCTTGTTATTATTCCTTGGTTAGGGTGTTCGTTAGGAGCGTTTACTGGCGTCTCTCCTGTAAACTGTAGTATTAAATCTATTGCTTCTTGGTATTTCATCTTTCCCTCCTATAAGTTCAAAAAAAAGGGTAGACTATAATAGCCTACCCTAATTCAATCTACAACTACCTTATACTTCAACACCTACATTAAACTTAAAGATACCTGCTGCTACTTCTGCTCTATTTGGAGTTGCAGCAAATGCTACGTAACTATCAATAAACCATTGAATCTCAATCTCACTGTAATAAACCTTAGATGTCAAAGGAATGGTTTCACCTGCTAGTAATGCCTTAGGTGTAATCAAACATGCTATACAATCTGCGTCAGCTTGTGATACATTATAAGAACTACCATTTCCTGCATTAGACAGAAAGTTTTCCACTCCAACTTTGTCCTGTGTAGGAAAGCGGTTTGTACGCTGTATTCTAACTCCGTTAGCCTTAAGTATTGTACCTAGTGCGTAGTCTCCATTACTTGCACTAAAGTCTTTGTTAATCAACTTATCATTGTTCAACAGAGCGTAGTACTGTGCCGGGCGAACCAGGATAACTGCATCCATGATATCTACGTCTTTCTCTTCGATACCTTGGCACATGTCATAAATAGCGGCTGTTAACAGGTCTGGATCAAGTTCGTCGAGTGCTGCTGGTAAAATTATTGGTGTACCACCTTGGTGTCCTTCTGGTGCTGTACGAATAATAGTACTAGGTTTAGCTCCACCATTAGGGTTACAGTCTTCCCATCCACCTGACTTAACACCTGCTGGGTCTAGTGAAGTAATCTGACAAGCCTTAATCCCTTGAACCAAAAGTGATTCATCAAAGAACTTACCTACTTCTTTACCATGCTCCATTCCGATCTCTTTACGAACATCAATATGTGATAGGAAATCATCTAATAGAAACTGATTAGCACGAGCCAATACCAGTGTATCCACCTTGATAGAGATGTTGTCAAAGGTTGGGCTGTTGTCTTCTGGACGTGTGCCACGGGAAACCTTCTGTAGTTTACCATGCCCTATACGATCATTAGTAAGTGTGTCTGTTCCACGTATAGATTTAAAATTAAAGAATCCTCTCATGAAACTTTCTTTGAGGAATCTATGTTCAACCTCTCC